GGACAATGCGTCGCTGAGCAGCCGCGTCTGGTCCTCGGCCTCGAACACCACGACGCGTCCTTGCGGGTCGGAGCCGGCCCGTCCCTTCACGCCCTGGATGCGGACCAGCATCGGTGTGCGGCCGCCGACGTTCTTTAGCGCGGAGACGTACATCGTCGAGCCGAGTTCGAACGGGCTGTTGAAACCCCGCATGCCGGTCGGCACCGAGAGGATCCGAGGCGCCTCAGCGGTCCGGCGCAACCGGTGCGCGAAGATGTCGGCCGCGGCGTTCGTGCCTGCCTGGTAATCGGCGACATCGGTGGCCGTGTTCCGCCCGCGAATGCAGTGCAGCTCGACGGGCTGCGCGTAGACCTTGCCGTGCCGCATCACCGACGCCTCGTGAAACACCTCGTTGAAGCCGGTCAGCGCCGAGAGCCAGCCGCCCGATTGGCGCCCCACGTAGTCGGGTGTGTGGGCAAAGCGAAAGATGTTCGCGAGATTCAGGTCCTGATCATCGACCTCAAGGGCGTTGCTGGATTCGTCCAAGATGTCGAGGATGTCATCGAGCGTCTCGGCATTCGCGGCGGCGGTCACCGCGTTGTCCTCGAGCGCAGCGATCATGAACTGCATATCGGTGTTGAAACCGCTGTCGCAGTCATTGGCGAGGTTCAGCCGCTTCACGAGCTCGCCGTACGAGATCCGCTCGTTGTTCGCGCCGACGATGAAATCCAGTCGATATGCCGCGCCGATCCGGTTAATCTGCTGTGTCTCGACCTCGTCGAAGCTTGCCTCGTCTAGCATCGACAGCGTCGGGTCATCCTCGAACGTCGGCGCGGCGAGCGCGGCGCCGCCCCGGTAGTCGCCCTTGATGTAGTTCTTCCAGGCGTGCTTGTAGATCTGGGGTCCGCTCGTGAGCAGTGACGCGCCGGATTTCCACCCATAGGCGTTCACGGCGAACGGCACGCCCTGCTGATTCGGCGGCGCCTGCGTGAGGCCGAGCGCCCAATCTCGGAAGACGCCCTGCAGGCCGACAATCGTGTAGTCGCGCCCGTTCCGGGTGATGAACGTGCCGCTGAACCCGAGCTCACCCCAGCGCACGGTATTCGGGGCGGCGATCCGGCCCCCGGATGCGCCCTGGACCGAGAGATCGACGACCGTGTCCCAGAAGTTCAGCGACACGAACGGCGAGCCGCCCGGCGCGTAGCACTCATGGCCTGACCAGAGAAAGATCGCGGTCCGACGGCCGGCGAGGGTCTCATCGCCCACGAACTTCATAGGTCCCTGGCCCTTGCCGACGTTGACCGCCTGATCCGGCCCGTACAGCACGGTGATCCCCGCGCCGCTCCACGCCGGCAGTTGCGCCTGGAAGTCGGCCCCGGGGACCACGCCGTCATGGGTCACGTTGTCGTGTGTGATGTATACGACGTGATGTGCGCTGCCGGGATTACCAGCGACCGGATCGAAATCCGGCGCGTCCGCGATCACGATGATGTAGCTGTCGAAGGTGGCGTTCCCGTTGAAGTTCACGCCAACACCGGACGGGTTCGAATAGTCGTCGTCGCGGGCGATGTTGCTACCTTCGTTCGAGGCCGGGCTGATCTTGTTCGTCGAGGCCTTGTATCCATACACGAACGACCACCGACGGCCAGATGGATTCAGCGCGTCACGGAGATCACCGGCGACGCCGATCTGCCCGACGATCGTCGGCGCCGGCAAGAGCGCGTCGACCGCCGGCAAGGTCGGTGCGCTCGAACCGGTCGCGGTGTCCGAGATCAGGCCATAGACGAACGGCACGCATGTCCCGACCGCTGTGGCGATGCTGTGCGCGGGCGTCTGAACGACCGCTGCCCCATCCGACACCCCAGACACGAGGCCAGGGCTGATTTCAATCCAGCTTTCCGGCGTTTCCGCCGCCAGGAGCTGCGCGAGCGTGTTGTTCGTTTTCGAGCTGCTCGAGACGGTGTACGTGTCAGTGCCCGCGCCGAAACTCAGGACATCGCCGGCGGCGAACTGGCCTTTCCCATTCCGGACGTTGATCCGCGTTGCTCCGGCGCTGTGGCCGCCGTTGACGACGTAGCTCTCGGCAGACGACGGCACCTTCGTTGCCGTGCACCCCGGGAAGTCGTCGACGTTGACCGAGGCCTTTGGCAGCTGCGCCTGGTCGTTATTAACGGCGAGCTCCTTCGAGAGCGGATCCTCACAGACGAACTGGAGCTCGTAATCGCTTCTCCAATGGTGCTCGCGCACCACGCCGCGGAACAGCACGCGCGGCAGCTGCTCGGCGCGACGGCCCGCGTCCGTGATGCCGCGGTAGACGACCGGCATCCCCGCGAAATCCCGCGTCGTCGGGTCGGCCGCCAGCGCCCGCCATGCTCCGCCCTCGTCGTATAGGCTGAACGTGAAGCTCGGCACCTCGTGCTCGCCGTACCGATCCGAGAGACGCCGATCGATCTCGCCCACCTCGGTGAGCAAGCCCAGCTTCAGTCCGTGGTAATACGACTGGCGGTCTGGGAGGTCAGCCTCGGCCACGACGTGCACGGTGCCGACGCGATCGGTGATCTCGACCCACACCTCGTCGACTTCTGGCTCGTTCGTGAACACTTCGACGACGTCGACCGGCGCGAGCGCGAAATACAGCACCTGGACTGGCGTGCCTGGCACTGTGGTGAAATCGATTACGGCGCCACCCTGGCCGGCCGACTGGACGGTCGCTTCACATGCGACCGCGGACGCCGATCCGGTCGCCGCCTCGGTCCGAAGCTGCAGCGCCTTCATGTCGACGGTGGACCGTGCATAGACGCTCGGGTTCGCGTTGTCAGTGCCCCCGATCCACACGGCCCCCGTCGCTCCGTCATTCGTCCAGGCGCCAATCCCCATCGCCATCCCGTCGCCCGTCGCGACGTTCAGGTTGTGTGACTGCAGCATTAACAGCGACGGCTGAAAACCCAGGGACAGCGACGTTGTGCCCGGTGAGGCCGGCGTGTTGAACGAACCGAGGGCCACCTGTACGCCGCTCAGCGCGAGGACGTGCGCGTAGGGATGTGCGCTATTGCCAACAGTGCGCGTAAAGGTGAACCCGTCGGTGGCAGTCGCAGTGATCTGGAAACTGCACAGATCCGATGCACCGGCGAGGTTTGCGACACGTTCGGACCCGCAGCGGTCTGTGTGCTGGCCGCGATACGTATCCGAAGCCGCGCCCGTGCCGCGGCCGAGCGTCCAGCCGCAGACGTTCGCTGATCCGTTACTAAACCCCAAGCTATGCATCGCGCCAAACGGCGCGCCAAGGGTGTATCCGGGAAAGCTCACGCCCTCGACAGCACCGGCCAGCACGAGAAACGCCGACGGTTGAAAGCCAACGCCCGTGACAACCTGCGTCGCTGGGGCATTCGCCGTGAGCTGGACCTGCTGATACGAGGCCTCGAGGCCATCGCCTCCGAGTACGACAACATGGAAGAGATCGGCGTTGAGGTCATTCGTTAGCCAATTGATGGTGAAGCCGTCGGCGGTAAACCCGGTGAACTGCCCTTCAACCTGCACGGTCGGCGTCGCGCCACTCGTCGCGTTCACCTCATATACGAGCCGGTTCAACACCTCCGCCTGTGCGCTCGTCGTCGCAGCTTCGTTGTCGGGATGCTGAATATAGCGGCAACCCTGCTTTGTACCATCAGTCATCCCGATGAGCAGGTGAACTCCATCGGTCGCGCCAGACGCAGTCTGGCGCGTTGACCAGATCAGTAACGCTTTACCCTGGAACCCAACGCCAACGACGGTTTGCACACCCGTCGTGGTCGCTTTCGCGAATGTTAAGTACTTGAACCTCGCGCCCATTTACGGCAGCGGCGACGGCGTCGGCTCCAAGCCTCTGCCATCCTCCTCGAACGAGAGGTGAATGGTGTTGTAGTCGAGAAACTGCTGCGTCACCTGCTGGACGGTGACCGTGTTCAGTGCCAGCCAGGCCTCCGCGGCGGTTCCATCCGGAATCAGCAACGTCGGCCGGCCGTTCGCGTCTAGGAACCAATCGACGACGTCCTGAGCGCCGGCCGCGGTCGCCGGGTTCAGATCGGCGGCGATGGTGCGTCGTGTCGTCCCAAGCGGCGTTCTGAGCCGCCGGTACGCCGTGGCGTGTTCGATCTGCGGCTGGTCATAGCCGATGACGTCGCCCCAGACGTAGTTCGGGCTCAGGGTGCGCACGGCGGACGCGAGCCAGATCTCGCCGACCGAGACGTTCACCGCGTTGTCCACGAGCGTGCCGACGCGCCAATAGCTGTAGCTGCCGTAGTTGGGCAGCCCGACCAGATTCAGCCACGGCTGCGGCGGCATCCGATCGGCCCGCCAGGGGGGCATCGCGATCGTCTGGTCGAATGACGGCGACGTCCACACGTCGGAGTTGTTTGCTTGAATGTGGATTGTCAGACCCTGCTGGTAGTTCGCGTGGAAGATCGCAACGAGCGGGATCGCAACGGGCGAGCCCCAGTGGTACTTGAACATGCCCTGCTTCGTGCTCAGACGCACCGGACGCGCGGAGTTGACATTGCGGATCCACTCAATGTCGTATCCGGTCTCGATCGTCCCGCCGTCGACCGACACGGCGGCCGCCGTGAGGGCCAGGTTCTCGCTGTACCGGCCGTAGATCGCGTTGACCGTCGCCGGCATTACGACACCCCCAGGGAGACGCGCGTATCACGTCGCGCGCCGCCGGACTGCCGCCACAGCTCATGGAGGGCCGGCAGGATGTAATCCCTCACGAGGCGGTCCATCGCCGTCGGGTCGAAGATCTGGGCCTGCACCGGCAGCGAGAAGTTGAACGTCACGTCGCCTTTTGGCTGCGCGGTTCGATCGCGTGTCGTCGATGCATCAACGAGCGAGCCGGACGGTGCGGCGATCGGCGCGGCAGGCGAACCGACGCCAAGCCGTTGCGCCATCGTGCGGCCGCTGCCGCTGAACCAGGCGTCCTCAGGGCCGTCTTCACCGACCAGGAACAGCGTCGGCCTCGTGACCCGCCGGAACCCACCGGCCGCCATTTTTTCCGGCTCGCCGCCGTCGCCGGCGTCGGAGCGCGGCCCCGGTGAGCCGTCCGAGGAGTAGTGCGTGCGGACGTCGATGTCCTTGTGGTCCGGGATGTCGTCGATCACGTGGCCGGCTTTGTTCAGCGAGTCGATCACCTGCTGCAGCTTGTCGACGACGCGATCGAAGCCCTGCGTCATCGTCTCGGACCAGGTGATGCCGAGCTGGCCCATGTCGGTGATCTTGTTGCCGTTCTCATCGAGCAGGTCGCCGTTGTCGATCAGGCTCTGAATGATCGGCTTCATCGCCTCCGGGACTTCCTCGCCGGTCTTCTTCGCGAGGTTCAGATACTCCTGGATCGACTGCGCCATGTGCTTGTCGACGGTTGCGACGTCGATGCCTGAGCCGGCGAGCAGGCGCCAGTCGTTGAGGATGGTCTTCGCCTGGTCGTCGAGGGCCTGCTTCTTCATCGCTGGCCCGAGCTCTTCGATCGAGAAGTGGTATTTGTCGATCGCGGTCTTCAGATCCTCCGCGTCCTGTTGCTGCTCGGTGAACGCGCCGTTGATTTTGTCGATCCAGGCCTTCGCCGCGTCGCCGCCCTGCTTCTCGGCCGCGAGCAGTCCGGCGACGTCGGCCTGCGCCTGCTGCGCGGATCGTCCGGTGGCGGCATACGCTTTGCCGACGGCGTCCATCATCTGGTTGAAGCCGCCGAACGACTGTTCGAACTGGCGCTCGACGTCGCGCCCCTGCAGCTCCTCCTGGCTCGGTCCGCCGATGCTGAACAGCTTTCCGAGTAGGGGTCCGACGAGCGACCCGATTGCGCCGCCGATACCAGGGAGTGCGATGTCGAGCGCAGCACCGGCGGTCTCTCCGAACAACGATGTCATGCTGCCAGGGATGGCGCCGACGATCGATTTCCCGAGGTTTGCCCCGAGGTTCGAGCCGATCGCCTGCACGGCCCCGTTCATCCCGCCGCCGCCTGTGAGGGCCGACTGGATGATGTGAGGAACGCTTTCGATCGTGGCGTCGATCGCTTTGCCGAAGCCAAACTGCTTGCCAGCTACGGCCTCAAGCTCCGCCCGCACCTGGTGGAGCGCGTCCCGGTACTTCTGAGACATCTCCTCGACGGACTCGGTTTTGCCCGCGGTCACGTCGAGTGCGAGCGCGTACGCATGGAGCGGATCGCTCGAGATGTCCTCAAGCGCCTTGTGGAGGTCGCCGTACCGTGCGGCGACGAGGCCAACCTGCGCCAGGTGAGCGCCCATGATCTTCGTCGTCTCGTCGATCACGGACTGCTCGAACTTCATCTCGACGCTGACGGCGTGCACCTGTTCAGTGGTCAGGCCGTACAGCTTCGCGATCTTCTCGACCGCGACACCCTGCTGCAGGTAGTACTGGACGCCCTGGACGACGGCGCCGTCCAGCTGCTCGATCGTCGCCATCGCCGACGATCCGACCGTCGCGAACTCGGCGAGCAGCTCGTTCCATTTCCGCTGCTCCTCCTCGGTTCGCCGCACGTCATCGCGGTACTGCTTCGTCGACGCATCCAGCTGTAACCACGCGAGCGCGAGATCGTCTTTCGATGCTCCCGCTGCGGCCCCGAGGTTTAGCGTCGGCATCTTGACCTTGCCGACCATCTCCTCAAGCTGCAGCCCGATTTGTCGCGACGTCTCTTGAAGATCCTCAGCGGGCCCCTTCACACCGGTAACGCCGAAGAGCGAAAAGGCGTTGTGGATGTCGTCTTTGTGCGAAATGGCCCACTGGAGGAGGCTGACGAAGTCGTGTACGGCCGGGAGCAGGTCCCGGCCCATGTCGACGCCCATCTTCGAGAGCTGCAGGCCGAGCGCCCGCGTCTGCATCTCGAATTCCTCGGCGGCCTTCGCCTCCTCGTTGCTCCAGGTGAACCCCAATTCGCGCGACTGTTCGGTCAGCTCCTGCAGCGGCTTCATCAGGAGCGGCAGCATTTCTCGCCCCTGCTTCCCGAACAGCTCCATCGCCGCGGCCGCGCGCTGCGACGGATCTTCGACGTGCTGGATCCCCTCGGCGATCGCCAGGAACTGCTGGTCGGGCGACATCGCCTCGATCTGTTCGATCGAAAGACCGATCCGGCCGAGACCCTGGACGACCTTGTCGCTACCCTCGCCCAGGTTTCGCTGGAACATGAAGATGCCGTTCGAGACTTGCTCGAGCGACCCGCCCGCGACGTCGACCGCGTATTTCAGGTTCGAGAGCGCGGCGACCGAGATCCCGGTCTTCTCGCTCATGTCGTTCAGTTCGCCGCCTATCTTGGCCGCACGCTCGGCGAGCTCCAGCGCAACCCCGCCCGCGACCGCGAGCCCTGCCGCCGCGGCGCCAGCCGCGACGGCCATGCCACCCAACGAGCTCGACGCGCCGCCGGCCGCTGACGTGAGGTCGGAAGACAGCGCCTGCGCGAACTGCCCGAGCTTCTCAGTCGGGTGCTCCCAGACATCCGTCAGCGTCGTCTTCAGATCAGTGAACGAGGCGCCCGCGTTGTCGGTCGAGGGCTTCAGGTCGTCGAGGGCCTTCCGGAACGCGCTGGTCTGCTGCGTCGCGCCCTGGATCGAGCCGCCGGCGGCCTGCACGTCGCCGGCGAACTTCCGCGTCGATTCGGAGACCTGCTGATACACACCGGACGCGAGGTCGGTCGCTTTGACGACGATGTCGACCTGGCGGTCAGCAGCCATCGTTACGCGTTCCCGGTATGGCCGTAGCCATGCCGCTCGGCGAGCGCTTCAGCGCGAATCTGATCCGCCACGCGGCGCGCGATCGACATGCCTGTCATGACCCGTGCGTCCTGGTCGCCGAGGCCGCCCGCGGCCGGCAGCGCGAACGGCGTCCAGCCGCCCTCCTCGAGGCGATGCGTCATGAACATCCGATCCACGGCTTCATCGGCCTCGGGGTCGAGCTCGCGCACCGGGCAGGTGTGGAGGATGATTTCCCCGCCGTGCCAGACGACGTGCTTCTGCTTCACGCCGTCACAGCCTCGCTTTCCACAGAGGCCGAGTTCGACACACTGTCCGCAGTCGGCACCGGTGCGTCCCCATTCGCTGTCGGGCTGGGCGCGTCCGAGGAAGGTGCGGAATCGAAGAGCGAGTTCAATTTTTTTTTGAGACCCGCGGGGTACTTGTTCTGGATGAACACCTGCGCCAGCGCCGCCCGGATCACGCTGTCGCGTGCGGCATACTCCGCGAGGAAATCGAGCCCGGACTCGATCGGGTTCCCGTCCTCGCCCGTGTGGGCGCCGGCCGGCAGGGAGATGTACTTGGCGAAGGTCTCCTTCACGAACGCGCTGGCGAAGGCATCGTCGGCGGCTTCCTGCTTCTCGCGGGCCGCGCGCGCCTCGGCGGTCTCCTCGAGGGAGAGTCTCGCGAGCGTGTCCTCGGCGGCCTCCTCGCCCTCTTTCGCGCGTTTGACGCGCAATTGCTCGCGCTGCCGGATCTGATTCAACCGGGTCCAGCCGCGCATGAAGGCAAAGTTGTCGTCCACGGTGAATCGCGCGATCTGCAGCGGGACCCGCTGGCCGTCGATCAGGATGTGCGTCGGGTAGAACTTGCCGGACATGTGGGTTTCCTCTCCGCGCGCCTGGCGCGCTCGTGTGGCTTGCCGCGACCCTGAGAGAGAAACCCGGGCGAGAGGAGCGGGCGCCCGGCGGTCTGAATACCACCGACGGCGCCCGTTATGCCGGGTCGACTGCGTGAACCGAACCGAATCAGATCCCGAGAACGATCTCGTCGTTCCCGGACGTTTCCTTCGCGACGCCCGTGAACGACCACTTGATGGCGCCGTCGCCATCGGGCGTGTCCGGGACATCGAACTCCACGCGCGGGCAATAGATCCCGATGACCTTGCCCTCGGTCGTGCCGACCTGCACAAAGAGCGTGTTGTCGGAAGCGGTCTCGGCCTGGGCGATGACCGACGTGTCGTCCGATACGTACGCCTCGAGCGAGAAGCTCACCTTCCGGCGGCCGTTCCGGTAGAAGCCCTGGGACCGGTCGGTCCCGAAGATGTCGTTCATCAAGGCTTCCATGTTCTCGATGTCGAACTGGCCCTTCGTGACCTGGTAGGCGGTGCCGTTGAACAGCAGCGTACCGATGATGCCGGTGACCGGCGACCCAACCGTGGTGAAGCTCCCGGGCACGCTCTGCGCCGGCCGGAGCCGCTCTTTCGCTGGCCCCTGCGCCCGGAACTTCGCCTCGTCGTTGCCGTCGAACTGCACGGTCAGCTTGTTGATCACCCACCCGTGCATCTCGACGGTGAGGTTCGGCAGGTAGTGCGCGATCGTGAGCCCGGACGGCAGCTCGTTCGCGAGCTGGTACGAGCACATGGACTTCACCGTGTCGGCCACACTCGGCGCGCCCGGCAGTGCAGGCGCCCATGTCGCCGCGGCGCCCGCCAGCGCGGTCAGTTTCCGCGCGTAGACGCCAGCGTTCGGTCCGCTCGCGATCGAGATGGAGATCATCTCGCCGACGACGAACCCCGTACCCGCGGTCAGCGTGGCGCCCGTCGTGGTCGGACTGGAGGCGATCGTCGTGCTGCCGGCACCGATGACCTCGGTCCCGAACGCGTTCTTCAGGATGGCCGCGGCCTCGGGCGCGGTCTGAATCGTGCCCGACGGTTGGAGGTAGGCCTCCAAGTCGACGCTCCCGTCGATGTGCCGCGAGAACCGGTCGCGGAGGCCCGGCGTGCCGCGTTTCTCGAGGGAGTCGGAGCGGTTCAGGCTCGCGTGCGTCTTGATGTTCAGATGCCGCAGCGCATTCGTGGCGCTGAACGTCGGGGCCGTGCCGTACGTCGACTCGGCTTTTGCGTAGACCTTCCCGAGCCGGCCGATCTGGTAGACAGGTGTGGGCATGGACTACAGCTCCTGCTCCTCGCTGACGGCCGGCAACTCCGGCGCCTCGTCGAGCGGCGTGAATTTCACGATGTAATCGCCGAGCGCGTCGGCGAAGGTTCCGGACCCGAGCGGCTCGTCTAGGTCGACGACGTCGCCCTTCCGCAGCTGCCGCGGCGCGCCGTGGCCTTCGATCGTGAGTTCGTTGAGTTCACAGCGCGCGCGTCGCATACAAGGCCCTCTGCTATGGCTGACCGAACGCGCGATGAATGCGCATCTCGGTTTTGACCCTTGCCCACACCGTCGACCCATCGGTCGTCGCGTCGAGCGTCCGCTCGGTGATGCGCGTATCCGCGGCGAGGCCGCCACGTTGCACATCGACCGCGATCGCCCGCTCCACGTCGGCGCAGCCTCTGAAGAACGTCTGCAACCGAACCGGATCGCTGCTCTCAGCCGCATCGCCGACCCAATGAATCAGGACCGGCATCACCAGCAGGAGTTGCTTCGCTGGCGAGTACTCCCAACTCTCTGGCTGCGGCTCCAGCACGATGAAGGGCCGCAACCGCCCGGCACCGGCCAACGCCTCGTCATCGACGTTGACGTCCAACCTCACCGCAGCCGGGTCGACGTCGAAGTAATAGCCGCCGCTCACCGCAATCTGCTGGAGCGCCTGCTGCAGGTTCAGCAGGATCTGGTATTCATTCGGCTCCGGCATTCGGCGGTGCGCTCGCTTCGCCGGCGGCGTACGCCAGCTCGTGTCCGAAGTTCTTCTGGAACATCTCGATGACCCGCGCGACGGCCTCCTGCTGGTGCTTGATAAATACGTGCCCCAGCGACGGCCCTTTCAACTCACGAATCGGCAACTGCGACCGATACGGTTTCGGCCCACGACGGTTCGCGCCAGGCACGCGCACGAACACGCCCCGGTGTCCCGTCGGCATGGTCGCGATGAATGCGTTCTCGACGCGGTTGCGGCTGCCGCCCAGCCGATACGTCACGCCACGGCCTTTGCCCCGCGACGGCTCAGGTCCTCGCGCGCCGAAGTCGATCAAGGGGATGCGTTTCAGGCTCGCGGCCAGGCGCGCCTCCGGATTGCTGAGGGTCGCCTCTCGATAGACGAGCGCGTCGCGCACCGGCGCAGATTTCAACCCGGTGTCTTGTGCGATGGCCCGGACCATGACGGTGCGTCCAGAAGCCAGCCCGCGATTCATGGCGCGCACAGTAGCGCGTGGAACGGCCTTGCCCTCGTTCTGGAGGCTCACGACCACGCCCTGTGTGCCCTGGACGGATACAGTGACCATCGGTGGCTGCTCACTCCGGGACGACGATCGCGCGCACGCAATCGGGCTCAACCAACTCCAGCCCGTCGACGCGCCAGGTCCGGTTCGCCTGACCCTGCATCTCGGGCGCGACGACTAGCGTGTTCCGGACGATTTCCGGCACGGCGCCGTCGCGCGGGAACACAATCACGCGCCGCGGTTCGCGCCGCTGGAAGTCCGTACCGATGGGTGTGGTTTCCGCGAGGGGCGTGACCCAGAAGCCGGTGGTCGTCACCGCCTGGGCGCCTGGCTCGGGCCGTGTGACGGTCGCCGGCACTCCGAACGCAGCGAGTGCCGGCGAGAACGGAACACGGCCATCCATCGGCCCGAACTCCGGCTTACGACTTGGTGACCTGCACGACGCCGCGCGGGCGCAGGCACAGCGCGAGCGGATTGCTCTGCGTGTGCACCTTCACCCAGCGATTCAGATCGTCATCGTTCACGATCTTCGCGTAGAGCGGCAGACCGAGCGTGTTCACCGCCTCGATGTAATCGGCCGGCGCGAACGACGTCTGGAAGATCGACGTCCCGGTCGGCACCACGAACGCCTGCGCATCCGGGAAGAAGCCGACGGATCCGACCTTGGCGCGCGGGTTCGTCCAGGTGATGCCGCCGTATTCGAAGCCCTTGCGGATGTCGCCGCGGAGCAGCGCGCTCTCCTGATACTTCAGGGATTCGACCACGGAGCTGTGCTGGATCAGCGTGTCGAAGAAGCTGTCACCGCAGAACGCGATGTAGCCGGTGATCGGCTCGGCGCCGAGCTCCGTCTCGATCAGTCGCTGGATGGCGACCGCCTCGTTGCGCACGTTCGTGTTCGTGTTCGACAGCGCGATGTCGTGCGTCTGCTGCGACACGCCGAACTCGGTGAACAGGTTGTACACGACCGTCGAGCCGTCAGAGTCGAGGATCTGGCCCTGGATAGCACCGGCGCGGTGGTACTCGAGGGTGACCTCGTGCATCTGGCGCAGGTACCCGAGCCGCTCGTCGATGACGGCCTGGACCGACTCCATCTCCGACTCCGACCCGAAGGCGCGTACGCCCTGCACTTCGTCGGCGTACACCTTCGAGTCTCGCTCGAGGTGCGGCACCAGGAAGCTGCGTGCCGTGCGGAGCTTCCGACCAACCGTGTCGCCGGGGCCGCCGCGCGGGCTGGTCGGGATGAGCGTCAGCTGGCCGTCCTTTTCCTCGACGACCGCCGTTTTGTCGCGGATGCCCCTCTCGCGGAAGAGCCCCAGCGAGCCGATGAGGCCCGGCTTGTAAGGCGCCTTGAGCACCGAGGCGGTCAGCGAGACCGTATTGAACGCGTCGGACTTGAAGACATCGAGCATGGTTGCGTCTCCTACCTCTCGTGTGCGCCGGCGTTACGACCGGGCGATGATGCCGAGCTTCGCGAGGGCGTCGATGGCGACGTTCTTCTGCGTCGTCGTGGCCCCGCTGAACCACACCAGGTCGGCGCTGCGGACCTCGGCGTCGCGCGCGATGACGGTGCCCGCCTTGTCGGCCGAGGACGCGTCGACATCGCCGTATAGGATGCCGGCCACCCGCTGGCCACCATCGGTGTTCGACGGGTCGTACTCCTGATATTTGTAGGTGCCACCCGTCACGCTGATGGTGAACGTGTCGCCCGAGACAAAATCGGTGGCGCCGTCGTTGATGGTGAACTTGATCTGGTTGTCGAACAGGGTGCCGACGACCGCGGTGCCAACGACGATGCCGCTGGGGTCATGCACGATGAACGTGCCGAGGTTGGTGCCGGGTTCGACGCAGACGATCTTGTAGTCGCCACGCTGGGCGCCAAGGTTCGTGCCGACCGCCTGGCCGGTGACGGTGCCGTTACCGGTGTTCCCGCTGGCGGCGGCCGCGGCGGCGACCGTCGGGCTGACGAGGCGTCGGCCGACCACGTGACCGGCTTTCAGGTTTTCACCCGACAACACCGTCACGCTTTCGCGCGAGCGCCAGCTGCCGTCAGCGGCCTCCGACAGCAGGAACTGCGCCGTGTGGCCCGTCTCCGTCAGCACGCCGAAGATAACCGGCGCGGCGAGGACCGTTCGAACATCGAAGACCAAGGCGGCGATGATGAACAGCGCGACCGCGGCTGCAGGCAACCAGACCTCTCGGCGGTTCAGACCGAGGCGGCGGCTCAGCGACACGCCGGCGGCACGCCATTTCGTCATGCGCTCATGGCCGAGGCCTCGAGCATCGACGCGAATCACTTCGAGTGCAGGCATGTGGAGCAAGCCGGCGAAGAAGGCCAGGAGCGCCGGCAGCACGGAGAACGGGATCGTGTTCATGGAACGGTTACTCCTTCTTCGCGAGTTTGTTGCGTTCGGCGTACACGGCCGCGACGCTGATCTTCGGTTTCGCGCGCACGCCGCGGTCGGGGTCGAGGCCGCCATCAATCTCAGCGCGATCTAGCCTGGCCGTGATGGTGGTCAGATGTTCGCGGATCGACGCGACCGGCATGTTCGACCCGACGTAGCCGGCCGCGAGCTCCGGCACCTTCGCCGTCGCGCACAGCGCCGTGATCTCGCGCTCGCGTGCGGTCGCCTGGTCCCGCTCGGCGACCTTGGCGGCGATGCGCGCCTGAACGTCAGCGATCGGCAGCTTCGCTGCCACTAGCTCGCGCGCGACGGCGGTGCTGAGCCCGGCCGACTCGACGGCAGCAAGCACTTCCGCCGCATCGGCGGCAGCCGGTGGCGCCGCCGGCGCTTTTGCGAAAGCGGCAATCTGGTTTCGGTACCGGTCGGGCACTTCGAGCGCACCGAGGGCCCGCGGCTCGAGGAGCGCTGCCGCGCGCAGACCCTCGACCTTCTCGGTCGCGAACCCGTTGGCGATCGCCTCGTCGGCGTTCATCCAGGTTGTGGCCGCCATCAGCGCGCGGAGCTGCTCCGCGTCGAGCGGCGAGTGCCACTGGTACGTGGCGACGATCGCATCGCGCACGCGGTCGAGGACGTCGGCCACGTCGCGGAGGTCGCTGGCGTTTCCGTACGCCAACGTCAGCGGGTCGTGCACCATCACGATCGCGTTGTCGGCGACCTGCACCGTATCTCCGGCGGCGGCGACAATCGTTGCCGCGCTGGCGCACAAGCCCTCAATCATCGCGGTGACGGAGGCCTGATGCTGCCGCAGCGCATTCGCGATTGCGATCGCGTCGAACACGTCGCCGCCAGGGCTGTTGATGTGCAGGCGAATCGTCTGCACGCTCTTCGGCAGCGCGTTCAGGTCGTCGATGAAGGCCTTCGCTGTGACGCCTTCTGACCAGAACGACTCGCCGATGTCGTCGTAGACGTACACGTCCGCAACGGTCTGGTCATCAGCGCTGGCGTCGATCCGGTACCACTGTCGTGGCTGCCCGTTGACGACCGCAACCTTCCGGCTCTGCTTCGCTCGCGGCTTGAACTGCAGCACGTTGTCCGTCGAACGTTTGTCCATCGCGTTCAGCAGGCGGCCGGCCGCGTCGTAGATCTCCGTCTCGTTCTGCTGGCTGGCGCGGGTGCGAATGGCACGGAGCGCGGAGCGATAGAGCTTGCCGTCCTTGCCGAACGGATAGCTCCAGGCGGCCTTGGTCTTCGAATCCTCGCTGTCGTCGTGCCCGAGATGCCAGGACGCGTAGGCATCCCAGTTCGGCGGATCGCCGAGAATCTTGTCGCCGTCCTCGGCGGAGAAGCTCCAGTCGGAGGTCTCGTCGACCTTGCCGGCGTCGATCAGGCTCTTGGCATGCGATTCACCAGCGCGGTAGAGCGTGAGGGCCACGGACCGCACTGTCGCACGAGCACCGGCTCGCCCGTATCGTTCGGGCTACGGAAATTACTTCGCTGGCGGCGGCTTCGGTCCGGCCGGGACGGCTGGATTCGGCTGGGAGTTCGCCGTGCCGAGCATCTTGCGACCATCCGAATCGTAGGACAGGCCCAGCGCGTCGGCGCGCGCATTGTCGGCCGCCTGTTCGACGTCGATCGCCTCGGCGTCTTCGCCCTGTTCGCTGACCACGCTGCTGCGCGATTCGAACCCAGCGCGGATCGCTTCTCGGTTCGCCTGGACGTCCTGCACCGGGTTGATGTAGGGCCACCCTTGCGGGACCCACTTCGCGCGTGCAACCGGGTCTGGGTCCGTCGCATAGCTCGCCGGGATCGGGGCCGCGCCGAAGAGGAACACACGGTCCAGCCAGGCGCGCCACACCGGGCGACACAGCTGGAAGGCCACGATCTGGTGCTGCCACGCCATGATGCGACGCCGGAACTGGTTGAGCAGCACGCGCACGGTCCGATCATTCACGCGCGAGAGGTCCCCGGTGAGCACCTCGTACGGCACACCGGTCGCGGCGGCCACGTGCGAGAGCTGCTGACGCGTGAAATCCGGATAGGCGCCGTCGATGGCCGGCGGATCGGAGAATTTCACGTCCTCGCCGGGCGCGAGCTCCTGGAAGATGCCAGGCTCAAGGCTCAGCAACTGGTTCCCGTCATCGTCGTGCGCGACCGGAAGGCCGGTCATCGGGTCCGTGACGTCCGTGTCGGCCGAGTTCTGTCGCGTCACAAATCCGACGAACAGGTTCGCGAGCTGCTGCCGCAACAGCGTCGCGTCGTCGAATTTATCGAGCTCGCGGAGTTTGATGAGCGCCTGCGTCAAGTGCGGCACGCCCCGGAGCTGACCCGGGCGGAGCGGCTGATACAGGTGGATGACCCCGTCGGCCGGCACGCGTCGCAGGTCAGACGGATCGAAGTCGACCAGGTCGCCCGGGCGGCTCGGATGGAAGTAGTACGCGACGCGCCGGCCGATGGCGTCGAATTCGATGCCCGCCCGCACGCGGTTCCCATTCGGCAGCGTCGTGTTCCACGTGTGCGGGCACAGTTCGGGCTCGATGATTTGCACCTGCAGCGGCACCGAGAGGCCGTCGGACGGTGTGCGCGGCCGCAGCCGCACGAACACTTCACCGCCCTCGAGCCAGGCGCGCACGGCCAGCGCTTGCTGCCCGTACCAGTCGAACAAGCCGTCGGCATCGCTCTCGTCGGTCCACAGGAGCCACAGCGCCTGCAGTCGCTTCCGGAGCGCCTGGTCGTCGGCAAGAGAAAGTGGCTTGATGCCCGTCCCGATGATGTTCGAGACCAGCTCGTCGATCGCGCCCTTCGCGTACCCGTCGTTTCGGACGGCGGCGCGCGAGCGGTCGCGGAGCAGCTGTAGCCCGTAGAGGATGGACGGGTTTGGCGACAGCGACGGCGGCCGCCAGCCGACCGCGCGGCGGCCCATCGACGTGCTCTCGTACGCGAGCCCGGCCCCCGAGTTGACGATGCGAGAGCGCCGCGGAGCCGGCGTGTCGACGGCCAGCGAGAGACGGAGCTGCTCAGTCGCCGCCATCAGAACCCTTTGCCCGTCATCACGCCGAACGACTGCCGAGAACGACCGTTGAGCAGCGAGTCGAGAATGCGCTGGAAATACGCGATTTTCTGTGTGATTTCAGCGGCGGAGCTGTACGTGACGCTGCGGTCAGCGAACTGAACGACGTGCTCCGGGTTCGCGAGCCCGGCTTCGAGGGCGGCGATGTTGGCTCGGACGTCGGCTTCCGTGTACGCCATCGGGTCTCATCGTCGCGCACGAGCGCTGCCGCGAAGATCGGCGGGCTACAGAAAATCAGCGATCCGGCGGCGCGTAGCGACTCAACACGCGGCGCAGCACCTGCCTGACGGGCACGCGCGACCGAAGAGCCGATCGGCAATACGCGTCGTACACGTCCTCGGTCAGCCGCACGTTGATGACGAGCGTGCGCGCGGACCTCGGACGACCACGCCCGACGCGCGGCGGTCCGTCCGGCGCCAGGGAGCCGTCGATCTCGAAGCTCTCGCCCGCACTCATCGGGTGATGCGCATTCGTCTGTATCGTGTTGTGGAGGAGCCGCTGCTGAGTCTACCGGGAATAGTTCAGCTCTGGAGAAATGCACAACATGTAGTGCTTCGGCTACTTCCGGAGCACGATCTTCCGCGGATTGATGAGGCTCTCGTAGGTCGTCCACCGGTGGTTGCACGCTCGGCACGCGTGACGTCGACGACGGTATCCCTTCCCGCGCCGGCTATTGACGATGCGCCCGCGCTGCCCGCATCGGCACCGATCCGGGTCGCGCAGCTCGACCATCATCGCGAGAGATAGCTGCTCCGCACGACACGGCGCTGGGGCGCCGGGCCGCGTGGCGCCGCAGGTGTGGCCGGCGGCTGACCTGTCGAGGGCGGCGGCTGTGGAGGCGGTGTCGCCTCGAGCGCCGCCTTCATCACCGCGAGCTTCGGATTCAGCAGCCGCAACGCGCTGATCGCGTACACGGCCATGTCGAGCGCTTCGTTGCGCGGCCGGATCTTCTGCCAAACCTGCTGCGGGATCCCCTTCGACCACTTCAGCACGAGCCGCTCGCTGGTGAGCTGCGCCGCGAGCTCCTCGTCGCACCAGTCCGCGTGCGGCAGGTGGATGTAGCCCGGGCCCTTCTCTGTCAGCGCCAGGCGGGAGATCAGCAGCGCCTTCGCAGCGTCGACGCCGATCGTGTACAGCGGCACCTGGCGCTCCTGCCGTCCCCAGCGCCTCGGCGACGGCGACGACACGATCGGCCGTTGCCCGTCGCGCCCGATGATCGCGTAGACGCGACGAGCGGCCTTTCGCTCCGCGTAGTCGTACACGAGCGTCGTGCGGTGACCGCCGGAGTCGATGCACGCCGCGTGAATCAGCAACGTATGCCCGCTCGCGTGCCGGTACGGCGTGTCGAGTAGCTCATCGAGCATGCGCCATGGGTCCGGCTGTGACGTGTCGCCGGGCAGCGTCTGTCGATCGACCAGCCACGACTCGTCGCCTGGGCCCCAGCCGATGACGAGCGCCTCGAGTCGGTCGTCCTGGACGTCGACGCCCATCGTCAGGCAGCACGCGCCGGCCGGCACGTCGATGTCGGGCGGATACGCTTCACGCCGCAGCAGCAGCGCGTGCGGCTCGACGCCTTCGCCGGCTTCGTGCGCGACCGGCTCGCCGAGCGTCGTGTTCTGCCACGTGTGCATCTCGCTCTTATCGCCGGTCTTCTGCTTCTCACGAGCCGCGAGGAAGTTGCTGACGATTTCGCTGAGCGAGGACAGCGGCGAGTACGCTTCCCAGAGGTGGAACGAAATGATCGATTTGTCGCGGCGGCCTGGGTTCGTGGCGCGCCACTCGCCGCGCGACAGGATCGCGACGCGCTCGGCGTCCGTGATGCCGTGGTCGCATTCCGGGCAGTGCAGCCGAGCTGTCAGCGGATCGGCGTCGGTCCAGCGCACGTTCTTCCACTCGTACGCGTGCATGTGGCCGCACTCCGGACACGGCACGTGGTACCGCCGCTGATCACCTCGCTGGAACCAGGTGTGAATCGGGGCGCCCTCGAGCGTCGGCGACGACAGCATCAGGATCCGCCGGCGACGCAGGTACGCCTGCGTGCGCTTCATCGCGACGCGGAGCGTCGACCCTTCGCCCGGCAGCTCCGGCGGGTACCGGTCCACCTCGTCGAGCACGAGCAGCCGCACGGACCGCGAAGCGAGCGACGCCGCGGAGTTGGCGCCGCCGATTGAAATGGCGCCGCCGCGGAACGTCTTCGACAGCGTCGTGTTCGTCGCGTTCTTCTGTCGCTTCTTCCCGACCGACGAGCTGAGGATCGGCGAGGCCTCGATCACCGGCTCGAGGCGATTGCGCGAGAAGTCGATCGCCATCGGATCGACGGTCGGCTCGACGACGAGAATCGGACACGGGTCGTGCGCGATGTGGTACGCCACGACGTTGATCGCGCACGCAGTCTTACCCCACTGCGACGAACCCATTACGACGACGGTCTGAACGCCTGGCTCGTGGAAAGCGTCGAGGATGCCGCGCTGGTAGGGCGCGAACGCCGTCTGCCAATGCGTGCCGGCTAACGGCCCGCTAGTCACGATGATGTGCTCGTCGGAAAACTCGGACACCTTCAGCTCCGGCGGCGGGGCGAACCCGCCGCGCACCTTCGCGATGAGCGCGCGTGCCGACGACGACGCATCCGTCTCGACGTTCATCCCGCTGGCGTCGGCGCTGTAGTGTCCGGCTTTAGCCGGACCTCCGGGATTGGTCGGTCAGGGCTCGCGAGCTCGCGCAAAACGTCATGGACCGCGTTCTGGAGCAGCTCCTCGACGCCCGCGATACCTTCGGTCATCGCGACGCGGCAGACTTGCTCGGCAAGCGTGGTCGGCATCGCGAGCAGCAGGGTCCGCACGGCCGCCACTTCAGCTGCCCAGGACTTTTCAACCTCGTCGCGCGGCAGCAGGTCGCGCCGGCGGATCTCGAGCGCCTGCTCCGCCAGGAGGGCCTGAGCCCGCTCGCGTCTGGCGCGCTCGCGCAGCAGGTCCGTCGCCTCGCCCTTCTGTGCTGCGGCATTGCGCGCGGCGAGCCATTGCTGGGCCGCTGCCGGGTCATACAGCGACGGCCGTCCGCCGCGGCCGCGATCCGCGACCGGCAGCCCCTGCTCCAGCCATTTCGCGATGGTCCGCGGGTCGCACCCGAGTTTCTCCGCGAGCTCGGTACGCGTCACAAGCCCGCGCTTACCGGCCGTGCGGCTGCGGGTCGCCCGCTTACCCGTGCGTCGTTTGGTGACCTTCGATGCCCGTTTCAACGATGCCCAATGCCCTTAAATGTCGTGCAAAAACCTGCGGGATTTTTGCGCCCCCGTTTGCCCGCTTTCGCTGCGACTCGCCAGGGACCCCCGATTTCAACGACTCGCGTCGCTCGCCCATCATTCCCGCACGTTCCCGTCGACGAACCGCGCCATCCGCGATTGGCCCATCTGCTCTTGCCTGGAGGTGACTTCGGTCTGCAGTTCATCGCGGCTCTTCCCGACCCACCAGCTCGGTTCTCGGTCCGGCTTCAGCCGGACACTCGATGGACGTTCGAGCGGCTGCCGAAGCGGCGCGCTTGTTTTTGGCTCGACTGACGGTATCGTCATGTCCGCGGGTCGATCGTGCTCGGCGTCGACCGAGAGCTGGCCGCTGTCAGTGACAGGCGCGGCGGCTACCGGTTCGCTCGGCTTCTGTTCAGGCGGAGACGGGCGCGGCTGGACGCATGCCTGGCGAGGCGCCGATACGGTGCGTAGATAGCACTTCCGAGAACAGAACCGGCCGGCGGATCCGGGTGCTGGAATGCACCGCTCGCCGCACCGCTCACAGATCCGCTGATGTTCCTCGAGGCGATCTGTAGCCACCCCGCGCCGGTGCGCGAGGTGCTCCACCGACCGATGCGGGCTCGTCGCCGTGCAGGTCGGGCACATGCGCTGCCTGGGACTGGTGCGGATGAACGGCTTGTCGCAGACCGGGCAGGGCCTCATCGGCACGTCAGGCGCCGGTGGCGCTGGCGTCGCTGGTTCGACCGGCACGGCTGAAGCCTTCACGTCATTCGGCACTGGCACGCCGAGCAGCTTTCGAATCTCGGCCAGGTCGCCATCGATCTTGGCGAGCTCCGCCAGAAGCGCCTCTTTCCGCGCCATCGCGGATCGCACGGCTCCGAGCAGGTCGAGGGCTTCCATCTCTGCGCTCATTGTTCCGGGTCGGACGGGGCGTGGCTCCCGCTGGCTCTTGCTGGATCGAATGTCGCGGTTTTGTCTTGGTTCAGCGGGAGCGGCAGATCCGGCCGATGCTCCCCGCCGAGGCCCGGCCGAATCAGCGTTCGGGCATGGTGCGCGAGCTGTTGGACTTCCTGGCAGCAGGCGCGCTCCAGGAGCCAGCGCAATGTCGTGTCGAGATCCACCGGGAGCGCCGGTAATTCCGCTGCGTCGTTGCCTTGACTGCGAGCGCGACACTCCGGACAGGGATCAGAAAGGTCCGGCCGTCCCTCGCCGCTGAGGAGGGATCGCTCCTTCAAGCACCACCAGCAGCGACCGTTCTTCACGCTCATCGGATCGTCGCAGTGATGACAACTCGTGAGCGCAGCTTCGGTTTTGCCGCAGATGCGACAGATTTCATAGTGGGCGAAGTCGTGTTTGTGCTGCGGCGGTTCCCAGCCGAGGAGGGCTCCTACTCCGTCCGTCGTGGATTCACGGCTTTCGGATCCTGCTCGCTCAGAATCGCGTAAATCTTTTCGTACGTCCGGTTGTAGTGGTGACTCTCCTGCGGCGGCGGATCGCGCTTGATGTGCTCGCTGATCGCGGCCATGATGCGCTCGGTCAATTTCGTCGCTGGCGTGTTGGGAAATTCCATCGTTGCTCTCCTGTAAGCCGAGGACGGACGGCTCGGCACCCTTGGATTCTTTCAACGCGATTTCGAGCAGCCGCTTGATCTGCTCCACCTCGGTCATTCCCGCTTCGATATGACGCACGATGGCCGTCACGCCGTTGCGAAGCGGGAATCATATGATTGTCAAATCACATGAT